CAACTCCGTGTAAAAGAGCAGCACTATTTGCCACCTGAGGAGCAGCTTCAAAGTTAGCTACTAAGTCTGAGTTTTTAGTACCCATAATTATATTCTCCTATCTATTATTCGTTACACGGAATTTGAAAAACTTTATTTTCTTCCATTCTTACAGCACCTATGTCCATACAAGTGTAAACTTGTGTAGCATAAGATTTGTCAGCACGAACATCAATTTTAGCAGTGATATCTTTACCAACGCCTAATTTGATGCTGTCTTGAGTGAAAGCAAAAGCTAGTCTGTCATCCGTATTTGTTGCGTCAAAGTTTAGTCTATTAGACAAGATGAATTTGAAACCCATAAAAGTATCAATATCACCAGCTGCAAGAGCTTTGACAGTGTTAAAATCACTTGATGTTACTTGAGTTGTACCAAGTAAATCAGCAATCTGAGTTGCCCCACATACAATGTATCTAGGGATTGAAGGATCGACATCATTCAAATCAAAGAATTTTTTGGCAGCTATCATTTTTGTAATAGTTAAGCCATCACCTTGGTTTGCTGTTGCAAACTTAGATGTAGATGGTAATGCAACAGCAGTTGCTCCAGCTACTCCAGCTTGTGCTGATCCTTGTAAAGCAGAAATGATAACATCATCCATTGATCTTCCCATTGCAGCAGCAGCAGCTTTTGCATAAGAAGAAGTTGGGTCTATTAACATTCTCACTTTGTCTTGGTCGTCAATCAGGTCTGCCCATTCGTAAGAGGACAAACTTAATCTTCTTCGTGAGTGTGGTGTATCAATCTGAGGTGTATCTGCGTGTCGAGAAGTTCTCTGTATTGCAGCTGTTACTCCAACTTGATCGTAAAAAGAATTTTTTCCCGTTACGTTTTCCACGTCCACAGCAGCTCTCAAACGGCTTCCCATTTGTTGAGCTAACATAGCTACATTTGACGAATACTGTTCGACAAACGCAGTTGTGATTTCTGAACTCATAATTAAGTCCTTTCGTGTTTAAGTTAAGATTAATGTTTCAGCCAATTATCCCAGTGGGGTTGTCTTGCATTTTACAGCTGGTAGCTGATAGTCTGTCCTATTGTCTTTTGGAGCTGGTAAACCAGTTGTTCCAAATCTTGTTAGCCAGTTACGATTGATCGTAAGGCCAAAACTTTTTGCACCGTTGCATCGTGTTGAGGATCCATCTTGTTCCAATACGGGCTGTTAGGTGCAGTTAAGTCGTTAATCTGTTGTTGCATGTTAGCACTTGATGCAGCTGAGTCTTTGTCTCCAGCAAATACATCTTCTGATACTATGCTTGCCATTTTTGATAGACCTTTAATTAATGCTGGATTATCTCCGAGCTTTGATCCATCTGCTAATTGCATACCAAACACATCTTCACCAAAGAATTGTTTTCCAACGGTTGATGCTTTGTTAAGATTGTCATCATAACTTCGGCCCCATTCTTCACGCAGTTCTCTTTGGCTTTGTTCTTTTGCTAGTACAGCATTGTTTTCTAAATCAACCATTGATTGACTTGATATGCTATTATAATAATCAAGCAGTCCTTGTGCTTGTGTTGGTGACAATCCATGTTTGTGAGCTGTTTCTTTAAAACTACTCATCAATTGTTCATCAATTTGTTCACCTTCACCAACTTCTGCTGTTAGTTCATAAGCATTGGGATCTGACGGTCTACCTAATTTATCGTAAATGTCGTTCCACTCATCTTCAGTTGTATTAGCTCCTGGTATTACCATCTTGTCTTTGCCAATCATTGACTCAGCATTGATGTAACTTTTTGCTAATGTTGATACGTCACTAAATTTTTCTAGTGATGCGTTTGTTTTTAGTTCCTCTGGTAAACTGTCTCTCCAGTTTGCAACTGTTTCTTCAGTTGTTACTACTGGAGTTTCTGTTGCAGTTGACTCAGACGGTTGGCTTTGTTCTTCGACAGCCGTTACCTGATCTTCTGACATAGTTGTCTCCTTATGTTATGATTAAATAAATTAAAATTAATACGACAGCAGCTGAGATAATTTTTATTTTCTTATCTGCATTCCACCATAGTAAAAAATATTGTTTTAATTCTTCCATTATATTTTCCTATTCAACATTTGAATAATAAACAGAATTGCTGCACGTTGACCTTCCATAAAAGCAGACTCATGTGAGTCACCTTTAACATTGGTTGTGCTAAACAAATGGCAACGTCTTTGTAAATCTTCTAAGACTGTTGCTCCGTGTTCACTTTCAAATGTAAGTTTATAAGTTTTAATTAAATAGTTTAACTTTTCTTGTTGTTCTTTTGCTTGATCTTCTTGGTTCTGATTTTGTTGCTCATCAGCCATAGTGTTTCTCCTTATTGTTGTTCTTCAACAGCTTTGAGCATCGGTGCAGCAGATCCAGCTGCTTGTGCTGCTTCAACTGCTTGTTGTTGCTCCATAGCTTGTTGTTGTTGTTCTTGTCGTTGTTGTCTTACTTGAGCTACTTCAGCATCAGATTTAATAATCCGTGCTGGTAAACCCAACATTTTTTGGACATACTTAACTAACCCATCTGAGTCTAAGTAATCCAAAACTGGTGCAAATTGAGACATTGATCCAAAGATTTCTATGCCACGCATTACAGAATTTAAGTCTCCTGATTTTTGTGCTTTGGCAAGTGGACTAACGTATTCAATGTCTATTGTTTGATTGATTAATATATCGGGCATTGGTCTAAACACATCAGCTCTCATTAAAATATTGAACACTCGTTCAATAAGGGGCTGTAATAGTTCTGATTGCAATCGACCTAAGACTGGGCCTAGTAATCTCATTTTTTCTTCGTTACGTTGTAATACTTCTGTTGCTGTCATTTGACCACCTTGAGATAACAACAACTGATCTACATAAAATGTTTTTTGTATTGCAAGTTGTCTGTCTTGGATCATGTTTACAGTAACTGGATTGTTAGCTCCAATCTGTAATGGCTCTATACGATCTCTTGATCCTGAACGGTAGAAGTTTAAACCACCTGGCACTGTCCTGACTGGTAACATAAAACCGTCATCAGGAACCATAAGGGGAGGATCTATTTGTTTCTGTGCAGCTTTGATTGTTACTTCAGACATTTTGTTTAACATCTTAACGTCAGGGAGTGCATTCATGGATGGGGATCTTCCATAAATTTCATAACTTGCTTTTAGATAACGTGGCACAACGTATGGAAACTCTTTGAAACCACCTTCGTTAATCATGTGAACATCATCAGGATCTACATAACATGACTTAAATGGCATGTTAGCTGCATCTTCTTTTGATGCATCATAAGTATCTCGTGGCATAACCACATGCAAAATGTTTACATCTGCATCTAAATCTTTTTTGTATTTGTTAAATATACCTGGCCCAACTGCTTCACCAAATAATTCAAATGCTGATCGTGCATTCATTGTGAAATGTCTAAACACTGTGTCAACTTCACCTTTTGCATTTTCAGAAATAAATATTTCTTTAACGTGCCTAGTGTTAAAACGTATTAGATTTTTTTCGTCTGTTGATACAAACATAGCTGACGTACCAAAGGATATTAAATCTTGGTATAGCTCTTGGATTTCTTGTTGAAAGTTTGAACGGTTAAAAGCAACATACATATCCTCAGTTACTGAGTCTAGCCATTCTCTAGCCTCGTCATCTTCAGATAGAGCAAGATCCTTGTAGGCTAATGTAAACCATGGAGTAGCTGAGTTAGTCAACATACCGTGCAGACTAGAACTCAATAGTTCTAATGCATGAATAGCTGTACCATCAAATATAACCTCAGTTCTTTTATCACCACGAGTACGTTGTGTTGTGATGTCAGCTTTACGAGGCAACATGTAATCAGCTATTTCTTGCCAATGGCTTTCCCATGTTGACCGATTTGTTCTTAATGAAGCAAAACGGTTTACTAGCATTTCTGCGTTTTTGTTTTTCATATTAGCTTAAAAGTGTGGGTTTGTATGTTGGTGCGTCACCACCAAGGCCCATTGATGTTGTTTCAATCAACGAAGATTGTCCTGGCTTTTTCTTTTTCTTAGCAGCCTGGACATCTTGTGCCATGTCTTGAGTTTTAGTCGTTTGTAAGTCTTTTACTTTAGTCATTACATTTGTTGATGGTGCACGACCTCCGATTATTCCACTCATAGTATTCTCCTTAATTATGCTTGTTTATTGTTGTTTGCAAAGTTTCGTGCAGCAGCAACACTACCGAAACCCCATTTTTTTAATGCCAATGCTTTTCGTGTAGGACTGCCATCTGGGTTTTTCATAGCCCCTTTCATTCCAGCAAACCGTGCTGCAAATGAAACACGTCTAGGGCTTTGTCCTTGTTTGATTGGAGCCTTAACTCCAAAATGTTTTCGACCAGCATCATTTAATCCACCAGTAGGACTCTGGTGTTTTTTCAGAGCCATATTATGCTCCTACTTTTTTTTGTGCAATTTTATGTGCAGATGTAAATGTTTTGCCTTCAAGCATTTTCTTTTCCATCAATGACATGTGTTTTTTTGTATGATGGACAGAGTGCTTTTTAAGAGTCTGTACTTGTCTTTTAGTTAACTCTTTAGCCATTTTTATTTACCGTATGGTTTTTTCTTTTTCTTTTTAATCATGGTGTTCTCCTTATGATAGTAAAGTTGGTCTTTTTTTTACTTTTGGTTTTTTTCTTAATAGTACAAAGTCTTGTGCATCTATTTTTTTATTATTATTTGCATCAAGTTTTTTTTGATTGCCTTTTAATTGTTTAGTCATGCTATTATCCTAATAAAGTTTTCTTTGGTTTCTTTGCTGTCTTTTCAGATTGTGCAAAGTTTTTAGCAGTTGGTGCTCCTGGTGATCCTACTTTTCTCATTTTCTCACCTGAGCCACCTTTGATTCTTTTGCGTTTTGCATGAATATTTGCGTATAGTCCTGGTTTAGTAGCCATAGTGTTGTACTTATCCTAGTAATGACGGTTTATAAGAATCTTCGTCTTTGTTTTGCAATCCACTGTTTGATGTCAGTATAGTTGCTTTTTTGCCACGTCTTTTTCGTTGTGCATCAGGGTTTTCATCTGGCACAGATCCGATTGGTGTTAATGGAATAACCGTTTTTGTTGTAGTCGGCATATTCATTTTGGGGCTTAATATTCTACTCATTGTATTCCTAACGGGTTGTAGTTATTGTCAGCAAATTGTTGTGGTATTTGCTCTTCGTTTTTTAATTCTTGCAAGCCAACAGCCAATGTTCTCATGCTATCTGCTGCGTGTGAACTCCAGTCATGTACGGGCTTTGCATTAAAGGTTTGCAAGGTGTCATTAAACTTACGGTGATAGTTCCTCAAGGCATCTAACAGTTTCTTACAACTATCCATATCTATCCAGCATCTATTGAGTAACAACTGCGTATAGTGCAACCCATCCTCTATGCTCAGTTTTGGTACTATCTTAAATCGTAAACCAAGTTCGTATGCAATCTCACGTCTTGATTTTCCATTTGTAAACTCACGTTGTTCCAGGTCGTGAGGCCCATAATGATCCTTGTAAACGTAATCTTTCTTGTTAATCACACTGATGTAGTGTGGCAGTCCTTCATTACTGTTTTCGTAATAATCTATAATTTGTATTGATCTTCCAACTTGTTGAAAAAATATAATCGTTGTTTTGTCTGATATTCCTATATCCCAGGCCGTTGATACGGGGTAGGTAGCATCATAAGGTACACGGCCTACTTGTCCTTTTTGTTCTATTTTTTCTATGACATCTCCGTATATGGCACCTTCTATTGAAGCAACCCAATCACATTCAAACTCTTGCCTGTACTTTTTTTGCCCCATCAAATCTAGGGCTGCATCTAGTTCTTCCTGATCGACAATGCCAGTCTCAGATGCTTTAGCAATTTTTGTGTACCAGGTCTTATCTTTGAGTCCGTGCTGGTACTTAGCATAGAAATCATTGCTCATACCTTGTGGTGTTCCCACAAAGTAACAGAAACCTTTTCGGTCAGATAATGCTGGTCGAATTATTTCAGGAAATAATCTTGGATTGACCTGTGCATACTCATCAACAATGATTCCATCATAATAATTACCCCTCAAGCTGTCTGGATTTTCAGATCCAAGAAGTGTAATTTTGGCACCCGTTGGAAACAAACAACTAAGTTCTTGTTCGTTAAACTTCGTTCCAGGTATGACACCAGCATAGTATTTTAAATAGTCAAATATAATTGACTTTGTTTGTTTATAAGTTGGGCCGATGTATGCGTACCGTGGGTTCCACATGGTGTTTGTTAAAGCACGTTTTATTAGCTCGTTTATACACAATACAGACTTGCCAGCTCGTCTATGTATAGATAGTACGGCCCATCTGTATTTAGCTAAGTTTGTGTGTATCTCTTGTTGCAGCTCTCTTGGGCTGTAAGGAATAGTTATTTCCATTAGTGCATCGTTGGTTTTTCATCACCAAATTCTAGTTGTTCAATATTTAATGTTTCTAATATCCATTCAGACACATCTTTGCCGTGCATGTTGTTTCTAAAGCCAGTGATGTTTATGAACACACTCTTTGTGCCGTTGTCGTAAAACACCATTGCAATTAAATCTTTTAAATCATCATCCATCTAGGTACCTTGAGTTCGGGATATATATATATAAAAAACTGGGGCCATTTTCTCGGGGTGTGCCATGCCCAAAAACTGCCAAAAATTAATGCTACGGGATCTTATCCCGTCAATACTTGAGGCCATACACCAGATACTAGGCTTGTTTATTCTCCAGGGTTGCTTGATTGCTCTGATCTCCATCATGCGTACACGAGGCCGTGTCCGTATGCGTTGAGCTGGGGACTTCCCATTTAATAGTTAATGAACTGTCACCTTTATTAGTCACTGTGGTTTTATCACCATACAAACTGATCAGCTTACTAGCTAAGAACCTAATATGGTGCAGCTTCTCTCTTACAATCTGCATTGATTGAGGTGGTATATCTTCTCTATCTAATATCTCTTGAGCTTTGTCTAGCCATGTTTGAGCTGAGCATCTTCTACCCATTTCAATCTGATTGGTAAATTCTTCATCTTCTCTCATCCAACGATATACAGTAGTCAATGAAGGCATTCCATCCATGCTGCATATTTTAGTCAATGGTTTGCCAATTTGCAGCTCTTCTATGATCTTGTCACTGATTGCAGTAGTTAACTTTAATTTCTTCATCTGATAAATGTTTTAATGATTTTAAATTTCTTAATGCGTTGAACTTGCCTTGCTTAGTTTTTGCGTTCCAATCACTATAACCCCCGTGATTTTTACACCTATAATGGCCAGACTTCATTAAATAACCTTTGGCCCTACATTGCACAGTATAATTTGATGATCTTGTGAAGCTCTCACATTGAATGCGTTTTGATGGTCTGCCTGGCATTGTTTATTAAATCAACACAATGATTTGCAATTATATCAAGATTTAAAGCTTATTCGGGGCAAAATGTCCAATATTTTTTTTTATTATGCTATTGACATATATTATATTATGACCATAGTGGTCAATATGATCTATGAGATCAAAACATTAATAAAGGAAAAATTATGAACAATATGACAATAAGAGATAGTCAAGCAGCATTTGAAAATGCAATTGACCAAGGATTAATGCATATACCAGATGAATATATGTACATGTATTCAAAAACTTTTGATGATGGATTAATACATGATTGTTTTAAAAACATTAAAACAAGACATTATGAAACAGTTGTAGTTAAACAAAATTTATCACCAATACAATCAAAATCAAAAGCTATAAAAATTATTGCAAGTAAACAAAACCCTAGTGATTTAGGTTTTGCAAAAGACGTTTCATTAAAAAATAATACTAAGGGGGCTATATGATCGAACAAATTAAACAAGTTCAAAAGCAGATCAATGACATTTATTGGATGTTTGACAATACAAGCTATTCAACTGATGACGTTGAAAGGCTTAACCACTTAGAAAGTAAATTAATNAAACTNAATGAGCAATTGAAAGGGGGTTGCAATGAAAGTAATTAATATGAAAAGTCCAANAGGAAATGTAGTTCCTAATCAATTTATAATTCAGACTAAAACACCAGAAGGCAATAAGGTNGAATATTTTCAAAGTTATGAAACTTTAATTGCTAAAACAATTTATGACAGTTCAAACTTTGGTGTNNCAGAAACTTTTTTAGATCAAGAATATTATAATTACAGCAGGACCACTTCAAAATATTTACATATGTTTTTGTTAGATCGTTTGGGTGGTCCTATAAATTATGATTCATTAATTTACACAAATTTAAACAATAAGGGGGTTCAATGAGTAATAC